TGACAAAACTAATTACTATCATGGTCACGCCTGGTGGTGATGTGAAAGTATTTGACAAACGAAACAAAGGGGATTATATTAAACTATTAGTACGGTATATAAAAGAATTTGTATCTCACAATACTAGGACACCGAATGGAGAAGAATGAATTAGAAAAGGTATTAGAATCTAAATTCTTTTGTCCTTCTCGATTTGCTCAAGAGATTGAAGGTCTTGTGCAAATCAATCCAGAAATGAATTACATTGATGCCATCATACATTTTTGTGAACAGAATTCTATAGATGTAGAGTCAGTACCTAAACTCATATCTAAACCATTGAAAGAAAAGATTAAATATGAAGCACAGGAACTTAATTTTTTAAAGAGAAGTTCTCGTGCGAAATTGCCTCTTTAATTTCAAAAAGGTGGGAAAAAATTTCCCAGTAAAAAATGTCGCTATTACTTTTTCATGATGCCACTTGATGCCTATAAATGTTATCTTGCAATGAAGAATCACTTTACCAAAGATAACTATGATTATCATAAGTATGCTGGTAAAGTAAGAGCAACAAGAGAGGCTTTCTATAAGAGAAAAGATAGGTTTTGGTTTGAGAAGTTTTCAAGACAGAAGAATGATAAGGAAGTAGTAGATTTCTTTGTATCTAATTTTGTGAGCACCACTGATCCTTCAACAATGTGGATTGGTGAAATGATTAAGGAGGGAGAAGATAGATATACCGATTGGAAAAAGAAAGTACAATCACTTTCATATGTTTTTAGAGAAGAAGTTAATAATTTATTCAATGATAAGAAAGTTGATGATGTATTTGATTGTAGTAGAGGACATCCTCCAATACTTAAAAGTTATTTGGGTGGGGATACCTCACTCGAAACTATGGTTATATGTGATAGAATATTTGAATATGGAAAAGATTTTGATGAACGACTGAAAGATCCTGTATGGGAAACCGTAAGTCGAAAGATAAAAAAGTATAATCCTTTCCTAAATATAAATGTACCTCGTTATAAAAAGATTCTTAAAGAGATTATCCTATGAGTTTTTTCGATTCTGATGTAGTCCGTGCAGAGATGGCTGAAATACATGAACTTCAAGAAGAAGTTTATACAAATGTATTCAAGTATCCGATGATGACAAAAGAAGATCAACGTTATCATGTTGAGATTCTAGAGAGACTTTGCGATAAGCAGAGAGTTCTCTATACCCGTTTGAGTTTATCTGATGATCCTCAAGCAAAGAAAATGAAAGAAAAAATTATTGAAGGTGCTTCCTCTATGGGACTACCAAAAAATGTTGATATGAACAGTTTGTTTGCTGAAATGGGACAGGTTGTTCAGAATATGAAAAATAACCTTGACAAAAATTAATTTAAGAACTAAGATAGCAAAGTACAAACAAGCCAAATCTCAATAAATCCGAGGTAATCCGAATGTCTTTTTCAGACTTAAAAAAACAATCCTCTCTAGGGTCTTTAACACAAAAATTGGTTAGAGAAGTGGAGAAGATGAGCACATCAGGTGGAGGTGCTGATGAACGTCTCTGGAAACCAGAGTTGGATAAAGCAGGTAATGGTTATGCCGTTATTCGTTTTCTTCCTGCACCAGATAGTGAAGATCTACCGTGGGCAAAGATGTATTCACATGCATTCCAAGGTCCTGGTGGATGGTATATTGAAAACTCTTTAACCACAACTGGTGGTAAAGATCCTGTTTCAGAACACAATCGTGAATTATGGAACAGTGGTAACGAAGCAGATAAAGATACTGTTCGTAAACAGAAGCGTAAGCTATCTTATTATGCAAACATTTATGTTGTAAAAGATCCTACCAATCCTCAAAATGAGGGTGGAGTATTCCTTTATAAATTTGGTAAGAAGATCTTTGACAAGGTAATGGAAGCAATGCAACCAGAGTTTGAGGATGAAACTCCAATCAATCCTTTTGACTTCTGGCAAGGTGCTAACTTCAAATTGAAGATTGTCAAGAAGGATGGATTCTGGAACTATGATAAGTCAGAGTTCGATGCAGTATCACCACTTCTTGAAGATGATGATGCACTGGAAGCATTGTGGAAGAAGCAGTATTCTCTCACAGCAATAACTGCAGCAGATCAATTCAAATCTTATGAAGATCTTCAGAAGCGTTTGAAATATGTTCTTGGTCAGAAACCTGCTCGTCGTGTAGATGAAGAGGTATTTGATGAGGATGATGCTCGTGTACCAGTTGCTTCTTCTAAACCAGACTTTGCTAGTCGTAGAGCAGAAGAAACTGTTACTGCAGCAGTAGGTTCATCATCAGATGAAGATGATGCTCTATCTTACTTTCAGAAGTTAGCAGAGAGTTAAGTATACAGTCTGATATTATCAGCAACTTTAAGGGTTTCAGTCTTATATTGACTGGAACCCTTTATATATGACATCATTTCTTCCATGTCATCATATATTATATTAAGATATCTTGGTTTTAGTAAGTATATATTTCTTTTTTCATTCTCTATTTTTTCTTCAAATTGATAGTTTGTTATTTCTTTTGTAAAAACTGTTGGGGTAACTTGTTTTTTTGTGATGTCATCGTAATATGTCATTGAAAAAGATTTATCTACTTCAAGACCCTCTTTAAGAAGCACGTTTCCATCTGTATTTTTAATCTCTATTGTTTCATAGTGATGTATATCATTTAATTTTTCATGAGTTTCATACTTATCTAAAAGAAATCTATCAAAATTTGTTTGAGTAAGAGGCCACTCTGTTTGAATATTTACTATGTTATTACATGTCAATACTAACCAATCCAATTCAGATTCTTGATAGAAATTCCAAGCAACATTATCTGGTCTATCATCTCCTTTAATTTTATACTTGGTGAAGAAAGATAATTCTTGAAATATATCTTCTCGAAGAAATCCTCTTTTAAAAAAGTTTTTTACTGTAACGTAATCAGATATTTTAGCATTTGGAAGTCTGCTAACATAATCAAAGTTTGGAACGTTTCGGAAATAATTTGACATTTTAGAAACCTAACATTGTGTCTTGATTATTATCAAGTCCAGTATATTCATCATTAAATACTGGTTCAAGTTCTTTGAATGATAATTGCATATTGTATGAAGATTGCATACCATCTTCATATGTAGAGTATTGTCCCTCACCATATGCTACTGTGCAACCTTGCAATGCACACTCTTTAAATTTATTTAAGAATTTATGATCCTCATTCCGATGAAGATATTGAAGTTGAAATGTATGTGGACTCTTGAGAAACAATCTCGATTGACTTCTTATTGGTGCCATACCTTGTTTAAAGAATCTGATAATCTTTATTATCTCATCTGCATCAACTTTACTTCTTGGTGATAATTTAAATTGGAAAGTAAAATCTCGAAGTTGTGGACCTTGAAATAATAATTCCATATTAGGATTTAACACTGCTCCTGTTCTTCTTGTTAGTAGTTGACTACCAGTTCCTGATGCTGCACCTGCGATTATATTAGCAACACCTTCTTTAACACCCTTATTGCTTCTCAAAGTATTTGCAATACCTCCTGCAGCTTCTACAAAACCTGAACCGCCTCCTAATATTCCACTTAATGCTAGGTCTGCTTTTGCGATAGCAACAGGATCCATATTTTCTTGATTCCAACTTACCTGATTGCTATCAGAAATGCCACCAGGTATGGGAAGAAGAACAGATCCAATTCTCCTATTTTCTATATCAGTGGATCTTTCAGAAAAAGTAATTGAAGCATTATCATTATCTCCACGAACATCCTTTGGTTCATATTTCATCATGCTAAATTTAATCACATCCTGTGCTTTTAAACCCTCTCGTCTCATTGTTGTAGGATAGACAAGATCTTTAGGAAACTTATTTCTTGTATTTTTATCAGCTGCTATATTCGCTGAGAGTGCTGCTCTACTTTTAGTTAATTGTTCCTCTTCTTCTTTTGCATTATTAGAATTGGCAAGAGTGTTGGCTTTCTTAGTTGCTTCTTCAGGAGTAAAACCTTCTTCAAGTAAACCATTTCTTGCTATGGTTTTTGATTGACCATTAACTAATTCTTTACCTTTATCAGAGTTAAAGAATTCTTTTTCTTCTGGTTGAGCACCACCCCACCAGTTCTCATTGGGAACAAATTCTCCACCTTTATCATATGATCCTACAAATTTATCGGCACCAAATTCCTCATTATATACTTTCTTTTGACCAGTTTCTTTGTCAACTAGCACAAAATATTTTTCATTCGCACTCCTAGTTCCTTTTAATGCAGGTACTGGGAATCTATTGCTTACATCATCAGAACCGTAGTGTCCTGCAAGGGTCGTCATCTAAATACAAACTTTTTATTTATTTAGCAAGAAACTTGGCATAAGGTATTGAAAGTAGGTCATCAAGTTCCTCATACTCCACAATATATAACTGACCTGCAAGTTCTTCCCACGTATAATTTCTTGATTGCCTCCAATGAAAGTTCAAACCTTTAAATCCCCACTGTTGTAAATCGGTACAGGCAATCAATGGGTGTTGATCATATTGTATGCGAGGGGTCTTTGCATTATAAACAAACGTATAAAACTTTCCTACCTCTGGGATGGGTGATACAGTATCTTTAAGAGCATCCATAATCATTAACATCAGATCTTCTGGATCATTTGTTGTTTCTAATTCATCTTTGATTGCTTCTATTCTATTTGAGGGTGTGTCATCAAACCCAAAATCTTCCTGCTCTCTGGCAGCATCTCTTTCTCTTCTTTGTTTAAGTGTCTTTCTTGGCATTACTTAATACCTAATTCTTTTTCGGTGATGATTTTAAATTCAATTCTTCTATCATCACAAAATTCTTTTGCTGCTTTCCACTTTGCTTGGTTGACTGCAAAGGTTGTGCATTCATATATGTAGGACTTGGTTACTCTCTTTCTTTTCTTTGGTGGTTCCGTTTGCTTCTTTGGTTTCACCTCAATAACATATGTTTTAAGATGACCAGTGCCCTCCTTGACTTTTATAATAAAATCAGGGTAGTATTTATGAACACGATTATCTTTTGGTGAAACATATGGTATAAAGAACTCTTCACTGCCCCATTCAATAATACTTTCATTTATATCACAGTAGTTGCAGAACCTTCTCTCCCAACTGCTACGACATATTATATTGTTGGCATTACCTTTATATTTTCTAGGGAAGGTTGGTCTAAACCGACTCTTAATACTTTCTGCCATATCTCTTATACATAATATATAAGGTCAAAAAGTATTTATAGTTACATGCCTACTAGTAGAACCGTAAGCGACATCAAGGCAACTCTCATGGCACCTGCCTTGACATCTTATTTTGATGTTAAGATTGGACTACCAGCAGGAGAACTTGGTAGAAAACTAACAAGTCTTCTTGGCGGCACAGTGCAGCAGGATAGATTACATATAATGTGTTCGGATGCATCATTACCAGGTTCTAGTTTAGCAACACTGGAACTTACTAATGATCGTCCTGGCGTTACAGAAAAACATGCCTACAGAAGAATATTTGAGGATAGAATTGATTTAACTTTTTATGTTGATGCGAATGGTTACTTACCTATCAAGTTTTTTGAGACTTGGATGAGTGAGATTATGAATGAGGACCCTAATGATGCGAGAAATTCAAACTATTTCTATCGATCAAAGTATCCAGATGAATATATGGCATCTCAAGGATTAAAGGTTATAAAATTTGAAAGAGATCAAAATCGTAGTATTGAGTATGAATTTTTTAGAACATTTCCATTGTCTATTAATTCAATGCCAATTTCTTATGAAGCATCCTCTCTCTTGAAGTGTAACGTATCCATGTCTTATATTAGATACGTTCTTGCAAAACCTGACAGTCCTACAACACAACAATCTAGTATAGGAGGTAATACTTTAAGGGACTTAGCAAACTTTAATTCAAGAAACCAAGGATTTAATGCTGGACAATTACCTGCTAGAGTAAATGACTTTACTGAAGCAGTGCAGAATAATGGTCTACCTCTTGGTGCAAACGATCAACTACGCTCAATTGCATCTGGACTTGCCTGATAAATAAACATACTGAAAACTCTATAGGATATTATGCCTTTACCAAAGATTGCCACACCGACATATGAGTTGGAGTTACCTTCTACAGGACAAAGTATTAACTACAGACCTTTTCTTGTTAAAGAAGAGAAGTTACTTGTACTTGCTTTAGAAACAGAAGATACAAAGCAGATTACAACTGCTATAAAAAATGTTTTAAAGAACTGTGTTCTTACAAAAGGAGTTAGAGTAGATCAACTTCCTACTTTTGATATTGAATTTTTATTCCTGAACATCAGAGGCAAGTCTGTTGGAGAGGAGATTGAAGTTAATATTATATGTCCTGATGATGAGGAGACTCAAGTTCCTGTGACTATTAATTTGGATGATATTGGAGTTCAAAAAAATGATACCCATAGTAATCAAATTAAACTTGATAAAGATCTTATGATGGAATTAAAGTATCCATCACTAGAACAGTTTATTAAAAATAATTTTGATTTTGATGATGCGAATGCAATGGATCAATCATTTGATCTGATTGCTGCTTGTATTGATAAGATATATACAGCAGATGAAGTTTGGGCAGTTGCAGACTGTACAAAAAAAGAAGTGAAAGAATTTTTAGAACAAATGAATTCTTCTCAATTTAAAGAGATTGAAAAGTTCTTTGAGACAATGCCAAAGTTATCTCATACTGTAAAGGTAACTAATCCAAAGACAAAAGTGAAAAGTGATGTTGTGCTTGAGGGATTAGCGTCTTTTTTCGCCTAGCCCTAACAGAGATTGAAAATATGATGCCTTGGGAACGAGACATCTATGTGGGACTTCTTCAACAACATCTTGAGGAAGAAGAATTAAAGCACAAGCAACAACAATCGAATGGCCGTTAGTAGTCCTCCAATTTTAAAAATACTATCAGATCTTGATATTGATTTGATGGATATTAATAATGATGTGGATTATCTACGTGCATTAATGGAAGCAACTAATGCACTTACCATTACGAATGCAAGTGATAAAAGAATACCAATACTGCAAGATGAAATTCAAAGAGTAAGGGCAGATAGAAAGGCAGCAGATCCAAAGTTTAAGCAGAGAGTTAAGAAAACAAAAGTTGATCCTGCAAAGATAACAGGAAGAAAGATGCTAATTCCTGGAAAAGGAATGGATGAGCAGAAACTTCTTCCTACTGAAGATTCAAAAAAAATTACTTCTCAAGGTGATAGTAATGTGCTTGCAGATATTCTTGTAAGTATCACCTCAATACGTGATCTTTTAACCAATCAGATCAAACAAAAAAGAACTGATTCAAAGAAGAAACGTCGTGCTGCTGAAAATGCAAAGAGAGATAAGAAAGAATCTGGATTAGAAATGGTTAAGAAAGGTTTTGGTGCTTTAAAATCAGGTGTAAGTAAAGTTATTGAACCAGTTAAAAGTTTATTCGGTCAAGTATTTGGTTTCATAGGTAAAATTATTTTAGGTAGAGTATTATTTAAATTGATAGAATGGTTTCAAGATAAAAAAAATCAAAAGAAAGTAGCAGCAATAGGTAAGTTCCTCAAGAAAACTTGGCCTGTATTGTTGTCAGCATTCCTATTATTCGGTACTTCTTTTGGTCGAATGGCTGTAAAGTTGGGAGTAATGATCACCAAGTTTAGTATTAGACTTGTAACTAAAATTATTCCTGCATTGATTAAAGCAATAGCGAAGATGAAGATTGGTTCTTTGTTGAAAAAGATTCCTGGTTTTTCTGGTGGTGGATTAGTTAAAGGATATAATGAAGGTGGGATAGTAGATGGTCAGAAGGGAGTAGATAAAGTTCCTGCAATGCTTACAGAAGGTGAGTTTGTTATGTCTAAAGGTGCTGTAGAACAGTATGGTACAGATACATTAGAGGGTATGAATGCTGCTGCTGGTGGAACAAACCGACCAACATTAATGGGTGGTTTTGCAAATATTACTAATACAGAGACAACTTCTAGTACTGATTCAGATGGTAATTTTAGTTTTGGAATGACTTATGTTTCACCTGAAGAAGCAAAAGAAAGAATTGCTGAAATGGGAATGCCATCTATGGTGTTAATGGATGGGACAGTGATTCCAGATTTTGGTAAGATGAGTGGTGAGAAAGTAACTCAAGGACTTCAGTTGACAAGAGATATAATGGTTGAGAATGAAGCATCACCTGAAAGAATTGCTCAACTAGATCAAGTGATGTCCATGCCTGATGCACAACCTGATAGTATTGCAACTATAGTTAATCAATTAGTTCCAGGTTCAATGGAAAATACTATGATGAATGTGGGTGATAGCATATCTATGAGTGCTAAAAAAACTAGTGGATATAAAGGTGGTGGATTAGTTCAGGGGTATAAAGGTGGTGGATTAGTTCAAGGATTCCAAGGTGGTGGTCAGGTAAGACAGATGGGTAGAGGTGCTTCCAAAAAAAGAATGGAAATAAAAAAGGGTATTAATAAACCTAATGTAAAATCCATTAAAACTCCAGTGAAAAAATCAAGTGTAGTTGCATATAATGAACAGGCTCAAGCAGCAGGTGGAGGTGGTGGATATCAATCTAAATCAGGTGGAAATAATGATGTTCCTAATTTTAATGCTGCTGCAAAAAGATCTCTAGCTAAAATAAAAACTCTAGGTATAAGTGTGTAAGATATGGTAGCAGCATTAGGAGCGATAGTAAAAACAGCCGTTAAGAGTCAGGTAAAAAAGGTTGCTGCTGATAAGTTGATGGGAAGAGGTAAGAAGAAGCAACCTCAACAGCAGAAACAATCTTCTAACGCAGAAGTAGGTGGTAAGAAGGGTGGGGCAATTGTTAAAGCACCTATTAGTGCTATGGCAAATATACCTCTTGCAGATTCAGTGTCAGCAATTAGTCAGACCCCTGCTGCTGGTGGAGGAGTTGGTGGATCAGATACTATTCTTGTTATTAAGACAAGGGTAGTGGAGATTGAAAAAATTTTAAAGGGATCTGTTGCATTAGATAAAAAAATATTAGATCAAGAAAGAAAACAAAGAGAAAAAGAATTAAGAACTCAAGAGGAATCTGAATTAGAAACACCTAAAGATGGTGATGAAAAGAAAGTTAAAAAGAAAAAAACTAAAGTAAAGTTAGGTTTTCTAGATGGATTAATAAATTTTATTAAAGAAGTTTTAACGGGATTTATTCTGGTTAGATTAATTAAATTCTTACCACAACTTAAAAAGATAGCTTCAATTTTAGGTGGAGCATTAGATTTCTTTACTAATATTGCTTTAGGTCTTGTTGATGGACTCGGAACTCTCCTTATGTGGGGTGATAAAGCAATAACTGGCACTAGAAATCTTGTAAAAAATATTTTTGGTGATAAGGGTGCTGAAATATTTGATGGTATAGTAGGAACTATTGGTAATCTTTTTAATACGATTGCCATTCTTGGAATGACTGCTGCAGCATTTGGTAGTGGTGGAAAATCATCTAAACAACCTAAAAGAGGACCAAAGAATAAATTAAAAAGAGCAAAACAAAAAATAAAGAGATTTACTGATCCTAAACGTGCCAGTAAATTAAACAGAGTAAAAAATATTAAAAAGATTAAAGTAGATAGATTAGCTAGAGTAAAGAAGTTTGGAAATTTGAAAAAATTTGCTAAAACCAAACAATTTGTAGGAAAAAGTATTGATCTTGGTAAAAATATAGTAAAAACAGGCAGTAAATTAACCCGCACTGCCACAAAAGGAATAACCACTGCAGCAAAAACAGCAACAACTGCAGCAAAAAGTGTAGCAAAGACAGCAACAACTGCAGCAAAAAGTGTAGCAAAGACAGCAACAACTGCAGCAAAAACAGCAACAACTACTGCTACAAAATTAGGAAAGACTGGATTAAAAACAGGATTAAAGGGATTGAAATCTCTTAAGAAAGTTGTTAGTCCTATTGTAAAAAAAATTCCTTTTATTGGTGCTTTACTAGACTTTGTTTTAAATTATTTTGTATTTAAAGAACCATTAGGGAGAGCAGCATTCATGGCTATTGGTGCAGGTCTAGCAGCGTGGTTGGGTGGTATAATAGGAAGTGTAATTCCAGTAGGTGGTACTCTTGTGGGTGCTGCTCTAGGAGGATGGGCGGGTGATAAGTTAGCTGGTGCTCTTTACGATGCTATTTTCAAAAAGAAAGACCCCAAAGATTCTCCAAAAAATAAGGAGAAGAAGAAAAAAACTACTAAAACAAAAACAGTTTCAATATCTGGAAATAATGAAGGTTATTTGTCTATGTTGAGTTCAGGAAAAAGAGGTAAAATAGAACAAGCTTTATATGAAATGAGGATTGATTCTGTAAAAACTGGAGAAGCACATAGTGATATGGTTGGAAATCCAAAATATGCTGGAGATGTTGATTTGATTATGAAGCATGGAATGCAAGCTGTTGAAATTTCAAACGGACGTGTTACATTACAGAAGTCATTTAAAGCTTCACTAACTCCTGTTGATGTAAACTCTGTGGCATCAAAGACTAATTCCATTAGTAAAAGTGCTTCTTATGAGGATGGTGCAGAAGAAGTTATAGTTATTAATTCCTCTGCTCCCTCTGGTGGTGGTGGAGAGACTCAATCAAATGAAACAATGCCTGTTGCAACAGCATCGACTGGGGGTGGTGATGATCTTACTGAAGCATTATATGAGGGTGGTTAAATAGATATGGGAGGTAACAACTAATGGCAAGATTATCTGGTCCTAAAAGGAGAGAAAAGCAAAAGAAAATCAGAGCAAAGAATTCGAATGCATCTGATATTCGATCAATAAAGATTACCTCTAACAAAGATAAGGGTAAGAAAGTTGACGTATCAACTTCTACTGTGCGTTTGCAGTTCTATGAAAGCATACTGCAGGATTCTCTTCAAGCATCAGTAGCATTTGTTGATTCAGGAAATTCTGTCAGAGATGGTTTGAAAAAGAAAACTGTAGTAGAAGGATTACCTATTGTTCCTAATGGTAAAGAAAATGTTCTTTTAAAATTTTTTGATAATAGTGATGAGGTAATTGAGTTAACAATGTATCTAAATGATTATGATGTTCTTTCAACTGATTCAACGAAGGAATTAGTTACTTTGCAATTATGTTCTAAAGAATTTCTTACAAATGAGGACGTAAGAATCAATGAAAGATTTGATGGTCCTATATCAGAACATGTAAAACTTATACTTACTGACGAAAAGTATCTCAATAGTGATAAGGATATAAGTCAAATAGAGGACACACAGGGAGATACTAATTTTACGGGACGTAATAAGAAATGTTTTTTTACTCTTAATAAATTAGCACAGAAATCTGTACCAGAGGGTCCTTCAAAGGGAAACTCTGCTGGTTTCTTTTTCTTTGAAACATCGGAAGGTTTTGTATTTAAATCGATTGATAGTTTCTTTGGGCAGGAAGCAAAGAAGGCATTCATTTTCAACCAGACACCTGACATGGGTGGTGAATCAATACCTGAAGGTTATGATGGTAAGGCACTTACATATGAAACTACTAATAAAGTTAATGCTCAAAAGAAAGATGCAATGGGAGCATATAATACTCGTATTAAAACCTTTGATCCATATACAATGAAATATACAGAATCATTTATTGATTCGCAGGGTAAAGAAATAAAAATGGGTGGTAAAGAATTGCCAAAAAGTAATGAAGAATTTGATAAGGACAATAAATATACTAGAACAGTATATAAAGTTAAAGATACTGGATCTTTGAATTCTGGTAGTGGAACAGGTAAGAGTCAGGAGCAACTTAAAAAATCTGGAGATGAAAACTTGGAGATAGAAAAGGTTGTCAATCAATCCATTATGAGATATAATCAATTGTTCGCTGCTATGACAACCATTACTATACCTGGAGATTTTACTCTTCATGCAGGAGATGCGATCTGGGTTGATGCTGTATCAAAACAAGAGGAAGTCTGTGCTGATGATGTAGATAAGAAAAGTGGTGGTCTATATGTTATAGCAGATTTGTGTCACTACCTTTCCCAGAAACAAACCTTTACCAAATTAAATTTGGTTAGAGATTCAACTGGAAGGGATGCAAGTAAAAGAAAGCGAGCAATTTCTTCGAGTACTTCTAAACCAGCAAAGTCTGAAACTGCACCTGATGTAATATCTTCATTCGCAAAAAGAAGAAATGCAAGAAGGGGTGGTGAGTTTTCGAAGGTTGTTAAATAACTATGTTATTGGGAGTAACTAATGACCACTAAAGTTCCAGACCACGATCTAAACCATGAGGTTTATATTGATCCAAAAGATCATAAAGAACATGTCAATCATGGTATGATTGAATACTCTGAAAAGGATTTAGAGATGCACAATGATGCATTTCATGATCATACTGAAGAGGAAGTAGAACCAAATGATGGTAAGATTAATGATTGGCACACAAGACATGAAGATAAGCATCTTGAAGTCTACTGTGATAATCATCCAGACTCATTAGAATGTAGAGTATACGACGACTAATCTATGGAGCAAGGATCGTTACAAGACCTTGGGTTTCTAGGTCAAGATTTCTATTGGTGGATCGGTCAGATTGCCGATGACTCCACTTGGAGGGATAATATTCTTGCGGGAAAATATAAGAGTCCTAATACAATACCAGGTTGGGGTTATAGGTATAAGGTAAGGATCATGGGTCTTCATGATCAAACAGAAGAAACTATTGCAACTGAAGATCTTCCTTGGGCTCAAGTAATGTACCCTGTCACTGCAGGTACTGGTATGGCAAGTGCATATCAGACACCTAATATTCGACAGGGTATGTTTTGTTTTGGGTGGTTCATGGATGGCAAGGAACAAGAAATTCCTATCATCATGGGTCTTCTTGGTAACAATGCTCAAACTCCATTAAAGACAAAGATTGGTACTGATGATTCTAATTTTGCAGCTACTAGTGGAAGTGCTGAAGGAGCAGAACTTGCAGAACCAGCAGCAAGAGTAAAACATCCTGATGATGGTATAAGAACAGAGAAACCAGCAACTCCAGAGCAAGAAGCAGAACGTGCTGCACCATCACCAGGAGCAACTGTTAATAAGTATGGTTTACCAGATAATCAACCCACCTCAAAGGAACAGCAAGCAGATATTAATAATGCGAAAGAGGAATTTCAATCATTAAAAGAAGAGAATCCTCTTCTAACACAAGAGCAGGAAGATTCATATGTTAAGAATGCAGTTGCTCAAGGTATTAAAGCACGTAATAAACAATCAAATAGTCCAGCATCTGCTGCTCAAGCAGGTGCAACAAAAGAAACTGTAACTTCAGTTCATGAGTTAAGTGCAGCAGATGTTAAGTTGCAAACCAATATGTGTATGAAGACTGAACTTTTAAAACCTGATGATATTGTTGGGTCTTCAGCAAAAGCAATTCAGACTATTACTGATAATCTCACAACAAAACTTGATGGATACTTAAATTCTATTTCAAGTTATGTTGATGCAGTAGCAACACCAACAAATTTAGATCCAAAAGAATTAATTAAAGAAGCTGCTTGTAAGATGTCAAAGTATATGAAGATACAAATGGATAAGGTTGCTGAATATGTTCTGAAAGAAACTAATAAATCATTGACCACTGTTGTATCTGGAATGCCATCAGCAGCAAGAGCAAACATGGCAGATGTAAAACAGATTACTGGTGAGTTAATTTTGTGTCAGTATAATAAAATTACTAATGATATGTGTGGTATGATTGAGGGTATCCTTACTGACTTGTTTAATATGGATGAAGCAGAAGAAAAGGCAAGAGCAAATGCAAATAATGGTTCTCCAGTTACATCTCCTAAAGTTCCTCCTTGTGTTGCTGAAGATATTATAGGTCAAGTATTGGCAGCCAATAAAGATGCAATAGATGAAGCAAATAATTCTTTACTTGATAATGTAAATGCATTTCTACAGGATATTAGAGATCAACTTGCAGGTATAAGTGGAGCAATGTCTAACATAACAAATCTTATTGGTAAGATTAATGGTAGTATGACATCTGCACTTTCATTTGAGAATGTTAAAATGAATGTCTTTGGTTGTGAACTTGCACCAACACCTGCAGTATCAGACTACTATACATTCTGTACTGGTGGTTCAAGTGTTAAAGATACTATGCTTCCAAGTTTGAAGAAAGTTGAGGATAATGCCAACAAACCTACGAATGCGACAGAAGGAACCAAAACACCATTTGTTGAACCAACTAAAACAGGTACTCAAAATCTTAATAATGGTGATGAAGATTGGTTATCAGGAGATTTAACTGATGAACAACGGGGAGATATTATGAACGATCCAAACATTGATATAGGGTAATAAATATAACTATGGCATTTGAACTGTTCGGACCAGCAAAAAGAGAAGATATAAGAGTAGCATACATCTCACCTGATCTGGGTTTGGTGGAGAATGTTACTATTTGTGATGCGAATGCATATGCAAAGTTAAATCCAGGAACTGTTTTTATTTTTAAAAGAAGAGATAAGATTAAATATCTGAATATTAATGGAGTCAATGCATTAACTCCCGATCAATTAGTTCCAGAGGAAGAGGAATGTCCTGGTGTAACTGGATTGGATGTATATAATGCTGATGGAACAGTAAAGGAACAGAAAAAGGAAACACCAACAGCAAACTTCTATGGAGGTGGTGGTTTTGGTGCGATGGGAAATCCCATCTTCGGTGATGATGGATCTCTCCTTGCAGTTGATTTAATTAATGGTGGGTATGGATATAAGTATCCACCTATCGTAAGAGTTACTGATGAAGATGGTGTTGGTGCAGGTGCTGTTACCCGATCAATATTATGTGAACAAGTAGAAACAGAAATAGTTTATGATCAATTAGAAGATTTTGAAGAGTATCATATATGTGAGGATGATACTATTAATTTTGGAAGAAGGTTAAGTTTTACTGGTGAGGACTTGGGTGATTGGGATCCAACTCTTTATGCAACTTTTGAACCTAATCCGATTCGTAGAGAGATAAAAGAATATCAAGAAACATTATCACAATTAACAAATCCTTTTTGGACAACAACAAAGACTGCTCCATTAAAGGTTACTTCACCAAATAAAACAACAAGAAT